AACTGTCGAACTAGCCAAAGAACGTGGAGCATGTTTACACAGCAACAAAACACGTTATGGACAAGGAACATTCCCATGGGAACTACGTGCCAAGGGTGTTAACGAGCTTGCAGACTTTACCCCAGAATTAGACTGGGAATCTTTACGTGCGGAGATGAAACAACATGGTGTACGAAATGCTACTCTTATGGCTATTGCTCCAGTTGAGTCTAGTAGTGTTGTTATTAATAGTACTAATGGAATAGAAATGCCAATGAGCCTTATCTCTACTAAAGAGTCTAAGGCAGGTTCGTTTACACAAGTAGTTCCAGATTATCATAAGTTAAAGAACAAGTATCAACTTATGTGGGAACAACGTGATTGCGATGGATATTTAAAAACTGCTGCCGTACTAGCTGCTTATGTGGATCAAAGTATTTCAACAAACACATTCTACAATCCTGCACACTTTCCAGAGCGTAAAGTTCCAACTACACTTATTGCCAAGAACTTAATGCAGGCACAGATGTGGGGCTTGAAGACTTTCTACTACAGCCTGATTAACAAAGCTGGCAGTAAAGCAGTTGAAGTAGCAACTGAAGTAAACGGCCACACTACCGCAGGTATGAACGGACATCATGTAGAAATTGAATTCAATGAAGAAGATTGCGAGGCATGTAAACTATAATGCTAGAAACTATTTGTGACATAATGACTGACGCTTATAAGCGTAACTGGATTACTAGCCGTGATGGCAATGTAAGTATTCGACATCACGACAGAGATCATTTTTATATTACACCAAGCGGTGTACGCAAACAAACTCTACAACCTGATCAGTTTAAAAAGATTAAAATTAATAAATGGATCAACAGCGGTAATGGTGTAGGAGTATTTGGTTACGGTTGGGAAGACGTTCCTTATACTGATATCAGCAGTGCCTTGCGTCCAAGCGGAGAAATTCCACTACACTTTGGATTACAAAAGGAAATGGGACAGCACAGCAATGATGTTCGTGTTGTAGTCCACGTACACCCTACATATTGCGTTGCAGCTATGCATGCCGGAATTGACTTGAGCACTATTGTTGATAGTTTTCCAGAACTTAGTCGTTACACTAAAGTGGCGCCCAATGTAGGAGATGTTCCTCCGATTAGCCAGGAACTTGCAGACCAGTGCTTTGAGAAGCTAAAATTAGATAATAATGGAAACATCAAATTTGATATAGTAGGTATTAAAGGACACGGGGTTGTTGCCATTGATACAAGTCCGTGGCGTGCCTACGAACATATTGAGCGATTAGAACATATATGTAAGATTGTACTTGCATCGGGAAATTATTAAAATGTCAAAACAACAATATAACTTAAACACAAAGACAGATTATCTTCATCGTAAAATGTTTCTAGATCCTGCTGGACCGGTTACTATACAGCGATTTGAGGAAGTAAAGTATAACAAAGTTGCAGACTTTGAAAAGACAGCACGTGGATTCTTTTGGGTGCCAGAAGAAATTAGTCTAACAAAAGATGCACAAGATTTTAAAGATGCGAGTGATGCCGTTAAACATATCTTCACTAGTAACCTGCTTAGGCAAACTGCTCTTGACAGTTTGCAAGGCCGCGGCCCAAGTCAAATCTTTACTCCGGTCATAAGCCTGCCAGAATTAGAAGCGTTAGTTTATAACTGGACATTCTTCGAAACAAATATTCACAGTCGTAGTTATAGTCATATCATCCGCAATATCTACAACGTGCCTAAAGAAGTGTTTAATACTATTCACGACACTAAAGAAATTGTAGACATGGCTTCTAGTGTTGGTGCATATTATGATAAACTACACATGATTAACTGCTTAAAAGAAGCAGGCGAAAAGATAGATGAAGCCATACATATTAAAGCTATCTATCTAGCACTACATGCCAGCTATGCCTTAGAAGCATTCCGTTTTATGGTATCGTTTGCCACAAGTTTAGCCATGGTAGAGAATAAAATCTTTATTGGCAACGGAAACATTATTAGTCTTATTTTACAAGACGAGTTGTTACACAAGGGGTGGACAGCGTTTTTAATTAATCAAGTAGTTAAGGAAGATAATCGATTTGCTAAAATAGCACAAGAATGTCAAGAAGAAGTTTTACAAATTTATAGAGATGTTATTGCAGAAGAAAAATCCTGGGCAGATTACTTGTTTAAGAAAGGTCCTGTGATTGGACTGAATGCAAACATTCTCAAAGACTTTGTTGACTATACCGCAGTTGGTGCATTAAAAGACATTGGTATTAAGTATTGGAATCCAGCTCCTAAAACAACTCCAATTCCTTGGTTCAACAAACATAGCGATACCAGCAAGAAACAAACTGCACTACAAGAAAACGAATCGACTAATTATGTTATCGGTGTTATGTCCGATGCGATTGACTATGACGAACTTCCGTCATTATAATTAAAATTTAGGAAATTGAAATGATTAAAGTTTATACAAAAAATAATTGCCCATTTTGCGATAGAGCTAAAGCTCTTTTAGAAAGCAAAGGAAAGATGTACATCTCTGTAAACATCGAAGAAAACCCTGTAGAAAGAGATTTTTTAATTGGACAAGGACTTCGTTCGGTGCCACAAATTTTTAAAGATGACGTACTCTTGCCAGGCGGATTTCAAGGACTTTCAGAACAGACAGACGATTTTTGGGCGTCACTATAAAGGAAAATTATGTTAATCGATAAAGGCGTTACAGCAGGCGAAGTTATTACACTAAAGCTAACAAGCGGCGAAGAAATCGTTGCCAAATTAATCGAAGATGGTCCTTTGCATTTTAAATTAAGCAAACCAATGGTTATTGGAATGGGTCCAAAAGGACCAGGACTTATGCCATATTTGTTTACTGTACATCCAGATAAAGAAATTAAACTTCTTAAGTCTACTGTAACAGTAGCAGAAGCAACTGACAAGCAATTTGCAGATCAATTCATAGAGCAAACTTCGGGCATAAAACTAGCATAAATACTCCACATAGGAGAATGTTATGACAACTACAGTTACAATGTCGGGTCCAGGTACCACGACGATCGTTAACGATGCTGCTGCGGCTATACTTGCTCACACAACAGCAATGAACGCACTTTTCAATCCTGTACAAGCATTGAAAACACCCGGTACACCAGCAACGTCGATGTATGTAGCTGCATCATCGCTTAATGATATGGCAGGTATGATGTCCGACTTAGTTGTCGAAACTCGAGCTATAAATGCCAACTTGCAGATTATGATACAGACATTAAATGCATTGCAGACTAGTGTGTCTATTCAAACAACTACACAACAGTTAGCTTATTTGGATCAAGCTAAGAATAATGCATTTAATCAAGCAACAACAAATGCGGCCTTGGAAAGAGCAGAACTTCCGCCAACACAAGTTAAGTCCGGTGACTTTGCAAATTTAGTGAGCTCTACAATCCAAGAAGTTAGTACACTGGATTTACAATCTAAAGTAGTAACTATAACTCAGCAAGGTATCGCATCTGCTCAGAATTTTGCAGTGGAACAAGGTAAATGGCTAATTGAAAAAGCATGGGTTGGTTCAGGCGCTGCCGGGCTAGCGAAAAAAGTAAAAGATGCTTGGGACAAGTTATTCAATCAAACAGAAAAAGTTCGTACTGCTGTTGTTGATAAAAAAGCCGCAACCAGAACAGCCTTACTTGGTGTTCCAGAAGAACAACTCCCACCTAAACTACCATGAGCAAAGACAGCGTAGCTCGAGTTGGAAAAGACAGCGGAAGCAAATCCATTTTCTCTTCCGGCGCAACTTCAGTGATAACAAACGATGCCAAAACTGTGTTTGCTACATCTGCCAATTCTAGAGGAAAAACATTAGTAGCACCGTCCACTACCGTTTTTATTGAAAACAAAGGAATTGGTAGGGAAAGCGATGGTATGAGTGACGGCGGTGTTGTTGACACTGGTAGTACCAACGTTTTCGCCGGAAAATAATCCCACCAAAAATTTTGACAATAAGTATTGTACTCTGTTAAATTACAAACAGAGTGACAGACTCACCATTAAAGGAGAAAATTATGGCACAAAATAGACATCAAGAATTTACGGCTATCGTTGAGGCAATGGAAAGCGATTTTGAAAAATTTTATGACAAAGAAGTTGGCGCTGCTGGAACCCGTGTTCGTAAGCATTTGCAAGAGTTAGCCAAACTTTGCAAAGAAGTTCGTAATGACGTTACCGCAGTCAAAAACGCTCGTAAAGAAGTAAAATAATGAATGGAAAATTCTTATCCTTATAAACTAAAGCCAACAGAACCATTTCATCTAGAAACTATACCTGTATACGGCATTGAACAAAGGATAGAATTTTTTTATAATTACAAACGAACAACTGAAAACCTTTACATTGGGAATATCAAAAAAGAAAACCTTTTATTAAAAAGCTCTGAAATACTTCTTGAATCTATTACAGATTATATAAAGAATAAACAATTTCAAAACAAAGATACTGTTGAAGACTTTAATAAAAGGTTGTTCCCTAAAATATGTTGGTTATCAGATTCATATCTGAAAAGCGGATTTAGTCACCCGCTGTCAGTTCATTACAATCCACGGATACAGTCAAATGTAATACATCCTGGATCAATACGCAATCATGTAATAAAACTTTTTCAAAAAGACGATTACGTGAAATGCTTATATTTTAATACGGGCGGGGTCCAGTTTGATTTTTTAAAATCAATGGAAGTTTTCAAACTAACTCCATCTGATGACTTAGAACTAGAGTTAGTAGCAGATCACGGTTCTATTATTCCACATATTAATTTAGATAAGAACTCAGTTAAGCCAAGTATTGTTCAGTGGAACACCTTCATTGGCCAGAGGCTATCTGATCCTAAATTTACAATTAAGGCAAATGTAGACATAGAAGTGTTACGGCCTTGGATGTCAAACAAAGGCAATATTGAAATAGATTTAGTATGCAATGATCAGGATGAATTTATAGATGATATCTGCAGATGTTTAATTTTATCGATAATTGGTCATTCGTTTGAGTCAGATACTTTAAAGGTGCGACATCAATGATCCCAATTTTTATAGGATATGACACCAAAGAGCCAGTGGCATTCCATGTTTGTTCTAACAGTATTATTAGGTATTCGTCTTCGCCTGTAAGCATAACTCCTCTTGCTTTGAATACACTTAGACAGTATAACGAAACACATACTGACGGTAGCAATCAATTTGTTTATACAAGGTTCCTAGTTCCTAGTTTAATGAACTACCAAGGATGGGCTATCTATATAGACGGCGACATGGTTGTAAGAGATGATATAAGTTCTTTACTAACATTCTGTGACGAATCAAAAGCAGTTATGGTAGTCAAGCACAATTATAAAACTAAAGCATCTACAAAGTATCTAGGATCTAAAAATGAAAACTATCCACGTAAGAACTGGTCTAGTGTTATACTTTGGAACTGCGGGCATCCATCGAACTTGGCATTAAGTCCTAAAACGGTATCCATGTCAACTGGACAGCAGTTGCACCAGTTTAGTTGGCTTACGGACGATAAGATCGGAGAACTGCCTGTTGAATGGAACTGGCTAGCCGACGAGTATGGGGCAAACAGCCGAGCAAAATTATTGCACTATACTTTAGGAACGCCTTGTTTTGACGAGTTTAAAAATACTCCTATGTCCGAAGAGTGGCATAAGGAACTGTTTTTATCTACATATTGTCAACAAATAAATACCAAAACAGGAGAATAACATGGCTTATAGCGAACGAGTTATAGATCATTACGAAAATCCACGCAATGTAGGAAGTTTTGACAAAAATGACCCTAACGTAGGTACTGGGATGGTTGGCGCTCCTGCATGTGGCGACGTAATGAAGTTGCAGATCAAAGTAAATGACGAAGGTATTATCGAAGATGCTAAGTTTAAGACTTATGGTTGCGGAAGTGCTATTGCAAGTAGTTCATTGGTTACTGAATGGCTTAAGGGCAAAACGCTTGACCAAGCAACAGAGATCAAGAATAGTGCGATTGCAGAAGAGCTTGCACTCCCTCCGGTTAAAATACATTGTTCTATCCTAGCAGAAGATGCAATCAAGGCGGCAGTAAATGATTACCGTAACAGAAACAGCTAAAACAAAAATCAAGCAGTTTCTTGAAAAGCGTGGAAAAGGCATTGGTATCAGAGTCGGTGTCAAAACTACCGGCTGTAGCGGCCTTGCCTACACACTGGAATATGTAGACAACTACGAACCCGAACCAGGAGTTACTAACTATGCCCAAAGTGACTTTGTAGTTTTGGTAGATCATAAATCTTTGGCATATCTCAATGGGCTATCTATAGATTGGGTTAAGAACGGACTAAACGAAGGGTTCGATTTTGTTAATCCAAATGAACGAGATCGTTGCGGATGTGGCGAATCGTTTAGAGTATAATCACTTGACACAATCCAAAATATTCTGTATAATAACGGAATAGTATAACTTTTGGAGAACAATTTTGAGTATGCACTTGGAAGGCCCGTGGCTCAGCACCACCGGCAAGAAAAAAGGTAAAAAGAAATTTGCTTCGGCAGAACATGCTAGAAAGGCTAGAGAATTGGACGAAAGTTGGAAAGCTCTGCAAAAGAAATGGGCTATGGAAGTAGAAGACAAGAAGCGCCTACGCGGCTTGTCTGCACCAATAATGAATCCAGTTGTGACCAAACCGTATCGACGTGAAACTCCGCATATTGCTAGTTTGAATAGTAAGGATTCATGTGGAGTTGCAACAGTAGCACCGCAAAAAGTTTACACTGGAACTATGGTAAAAGGCATTGCGACCATGCATAAAAGTAATGCTGTACCTGTTTTTAGTGACGAACAAGCGGTAGATATTAGTAAAATGCGTAGATAATTAAAAAACTTATGTTTTTATCAGGTCTTGTCTGGCATAACTATATATTGTACCTCAAAGGTTTGGGGTACCAAAGCAGTAGGCTTTTAACGCACAGGAGATGTATCGAAGCCGTTTTTAAAGTGTCCCTAGCGAGGACTCATCCAGCGTAAAGGAGAAAAAAATGATACGCATCATTAAATTTGTAGTATTTGCTCTAGCGGTAGTGCTAGTGGCATTAGGTGGTTATAAAGCAGTTACGTATAAACTAGAATCGTTAAAAACTGCAAGAATGGCAATAAGCCCAGTTACAGCAGAAATGAGACAGAAGCAATTAGACTGTCTTGCTCGTAACATTTACCACGAAGCAGGCTATGAGCCTTTTGAAGGCAAAGTTGCAGTAGCCCAAGTTACGATCAATCGTGCAGAGAGTGGACAATTCCCAAGTGACATCTGCAAGGTTGTTTATCAAAAGAACGTTGTATATGAAAAAGTTCTTTGCCAATTCAGCTGGTATTGCGAACAAGCATCGCTCAAAAAACCAATGAATGGTCCGGTATATTATGAATCAATGGAAGTAGCCAAAAAAGTATTGCTAGAAGGCTTTAGGCTTCCTTCTGTTAAAGATGCATTATACTTCCATGGAGATTATATTAATCCGGGATGGAAAAGAGAACGAGTAGCAAAAATTGGACGTCATATTTTTTATAAGTGAGGACATAAATGAACACAGAAACAGTAAAAATTTCAGTCAAGCGATTCTTCCACGATTTGTTTGATTTGGATTTGTGGGTTAAAAACATCAAGGAACATGCTCCCCATATTTCAGCAGAAACTGCGGGCTGGGTAGCAGTAGTGCTATTGCATATGGCCACTATTCCTACTATGATTGCTATACTCACAGGACTTACTGAAAAGATGCCTCCTGTAGATATGGTGCTTTTTAGCTGGCTAGGGTTGTTTTTGTTCTTTATCAAAGCAACTATCCAGAAAGATTTGCTTAATATTGTTACTATTGGACTAGGGTTTTTTGTCCAAGCGGCCTTGCTTGCTCTTATAGTATTCAAGTAAACTAGCGATAAATACAAGATATATTTTTAGGAGCATAATATGCCATCAGGATTTGTACAAGATTCTAACCAGCTAAGTCCAGCATTTTACCGTGTTGTGATTGATATGTCTGGTTACCCTACCGAAACCGGTAACACAGGCGGCGCCGTTACACCAACTAGTTCAGACAATGTTGGAAGCGGCGCAAACCAAATTTCAGCTAAACCCACAACACTTTCTTTAGGACAAGATCGTGCTCGTGGCAATATGCGTTTTCGCAATATCGTTAATCGTTTAAGCGGTATTGGCGATTGCCAGATTCTAGACATCGAAGTCGGCGGCCAAACAACAGGTGATAGTCAAGCAACTAGTCTTGCATTCACTGTAAAGTATGAGCGTCCACAAGATTTGTTGAATACTATTAGATCTGTAATCTATGCAGAGTCTGGTTCATACAACAATGCCGGATCCGTTGCTATTACAACTATCCTTCTTGGACTAGAAGAACTAGTAGTACGTGGTGTGCGTGATGCTACCACTGCCACTGTTAGAGTTTATAACGGAACAGCAGGTACAGACAACATGTTGTCTATTACTACAGCTGCACCTGATACTGCATCTAACGTCCTTGCTGATGTTACCGTTGCATTAATCGATGGTACAGAGTTAGTTACCTCTGACGAATCAGGATCAGCAGAATAAGGCATTTGATGATACTAGCCTGGTTACTATTAATAACTGGTTTAACAATATCGGCGGTCGCAATTTACTACTCAGTAGTAGGTTTGGCCGCTATATTCTCTGCGGCTGTAATTCCTATTATTGTTATGGGAACTACGTTAGAGCTTGCAAAACTAGTTTGCGCTTCGTGGCTTAAAGCAAATTGGGAACGTGCTCCACGTTTCATGAAATATTACATGATTACAGCCGTGGCTGTTCTCATGCTAATTACCTCAATGGGTATCTTTGGATTCCTATCTAAAGCACACAATGATCAGAATCTAGTGAGTGGCGATGTTCAAAGTAAGATTGCCATTTATGATGAAAAGATTAAAATAGCGAAGGAAAATATTGATGCTAATCGCAAAGCACTCAAACAGCTTGATGATGCTGTGGACCAGGTTATGGGTCGAAGTACAGATGAAAAGGGTGCCGACAAA